TTCAGCAAGTAACCTGATTGTGGATACAACCATTGTACCTGAATTGGCTACAACGAATACCTTTACGGCTGCTAATACCTTTGCACCAACATCTACAAGCGTTGCACCATTAACGGTAAATGTGCCCAATGGTTCATCACAAAATCTTTTAATTTTGAAAACCAACGGAACTACTTGGTTTTCAGTAGCGACATATGGCTATACTTCAATGAATGGATTTTCGTCATCAAGTTCAAGCCAAATACTAAATACTACCCCTGCAAACGTTGTATTAAAAATTAAAGGTGCTGCTTCCCAAACTGCAAACCTTACTGAATGGCAAGATTCAAGCGGTGCGGTATTGGCAAAGATTGACTCAGCGGGTAACTTGACTGCTCCAAACCACGCTATGGACCCAATTGTTTCTGGCTTGCTTTTTGGTGGTATGTGATAGACTTATACCATGAAGATTGCAGTCTACTCTATCGCACTTAACGAAATACTGCACGTCGAAAGATACATGGAAGCCTGCAAGGGTGCAGATTATATCATAGTGGCAGATACTGGATCAACCGATGGTACACCAGAAAGGCTCAGGGAACTGGGCGCAACGGTTTATGATATATCCATAAAACCTTGGCGGTTTGATGACGCTAGAAATGCGGCGCTGGCTTTGGTGCCAGCAGACGCAGATGTTTGTGTAATCTTGGATCTTGACGAAGTTCCTAACAAAGGATTCTTTGATAAGGTTCGCAAAGCCTGGCGTAAAGATTCAATCATTGGTTGGATTACAATGGATACTGGAGCCACATGGCACAGGGATAGATTGCATAACCGTCATGGATGGCATTGGAAATATCCATGCCACGAAATACAGATTTATTACGGCAATGAAGAAGTCAAACAAATTGAAATCCTTGATGCCGTTATTAAACATATACCAGATGCTAACAAGTCTCGCAGTCAGTATTTAACAATACTGCAACTGTGTGTTAAAGAGTATCCAGACGATCCACGCATGTGGACATATATGTGCAGAGAGTATTACTTTAATCAAAGATGGCAAGAAGTAATTGATGCAGGTAAACGCAAACTTGAACTAAATGGTTGGAATGTTGAATCCGCAGCCGTTTGTAGATGGGTTGCTGAATCTTATCACCAATTAGGTGATGAAGATAATGCTCGGCTTTATTATGACAAAGGTGTTGAGATTCTACCCAATGAAGGTGAATCACATTATGGCGTAGCAATAGACGCTTATAGAAAAAAAGAATGGCAAAGGTGTCTTGATGCTTCTCTCGCAGTTTTGGACCTTCCTCGCTCCGTCCATTACTGCTACGAAAGCGAAGTCTGGGATTGGAAAGCCTACGATCTTGCAGGCGTCGCGGCCTATAATCTCGGTCATATTCCAGAAGCATTGACCTTTGCTAAAGAAGCAGGCAAGGCCAATGGCGCAGAGCAAGAACGAATCCAACGTAATATAGATTTTATGGAAAAGGTAATCAATGAGCGAATGTCAGCACGTAAGCAAAGTAAAAACATGGGGACTAAACGCAAACCATGATTCGATTCCAGTAGCCTACGGTTGCACAAATTGCGACGCTGTAAGTGATAAACCTTTTGTTTTGATAGAAGTTCCATCTGAACATGATGGGCATGAATCTTATGTTGATGGATGTTTTGCTTGCAAGGCAGCAACTTTAGAATTAAATGCAGGTGACGCTGGTAGAGCAGATTCCATGACTAACAAAAAATGGGTAGGCGAACTAGATAGTTATCAGGAAGCACGTTCACAGGGTATTCAACCTGCTGGCACAACCATGAAGGCTATTAATGAAGCGAAAGCAGCCAGTGACACATTAGGCACTGCTTACGATGCTGGCACTATGCCAGCAGCAAAGATAATTACCAAGCGCCACGCTTCGGTGATGAAAGAGACGGGACAAATATAATGGCAGCAGCAAAAAAAGGTATGGGATTTGCGGCAGCGCAAAAGTCCATAGCCAAAAAGTCTGGCGTACCTATGAAGAATGCAGGAGCCATTTTGGCATCTGCTACTCGTAACGCATCACCAGCAGCAAAGAAAAAGAATCCAAACCTAAAGAAAGTCAAAGGATAATTATGTGTAAAGAATGCGGATGTAATGCAAATGCAATTGGTGGCACACCAGAGGATCTAACTGGCAAGCCAACCAAAACACCTTATGGTGAATATAACGGTGTCGGCGGCACTAAGTAATTAAACTTTTCCCACGAAAGGATAAATAAATGGCAAATTATGGCGGGTTATCTGCGGTTTATCACATGAACCGTCTTGCTGGCACCATTGTTAATGGTGTACCGCAATATGATTTTGATGGTGCTGCTGTTCGTTGGGGCGACATTGCAATTCCAGGCCATAAAGCCACGCGTGGTATTGACGTATTAAATCTGATTTATGCTTTTCGTAATAGTGGAAAAAATTATTACGAAGACATACCTGGTATATTAAACCTACTTGCTGGTACATACGGTATTGGTGAAGCCGAAGCAGCAGCAAGGATTGCATCGTGACACAATTTATAGATGTTATTAACGAAACGCAGTTAGCCTTAACGGGCTACACGCAGCGTCAAGATCAGGCTACATTTCTTCCCTTTGTTATGGGAGCAACAGACTTATCGTTTATTGTTAATGATGGCACTGTGTTGACTCGCGGTATGGTTGAGATTGATGATGAACTAATCTGGGTAGATTCATTTGACCGTACAACTAATACGGCAACAATTCCTAGTTATGGTAGAGGTTTTCGAGATACGGTAGCGGTACCACATACCGTTGGTAGCCGTGTCACAATCGCGCCTTCCTTTCCGCGGTCTGTAATCCGACGAAACATTAACCTTGCTATTGATGGTGTCTACCCAGATTTGTTTGGTACTTATTACACAACCTTTACTTGGGTTGCTTCTCGCACTACCTATGCGCTTCCACAAGAAGCCATTGATGTTATTGGATTGTCTTGGCAGACCATTGGGCCATCCCTTGAATGGCTACCAATTCGTCATTACCGTTTAGATCGTATGGCCAACCCAGTCACATGGAATAGTGGTAAAACCATTTCCATTCGTGAAGGCATTATTCCAGGTCGTACAGTACAAGTTACTTATACTAAGAAGCCAACAATTATGCAATATGATACTGATGATTTTGCAGCAACTACTGGCTTGTCTGACTCGGCCCGTGAAGTAATTATTCTTGGCGCAGCCTATCGCACAGCGATGTATCTTGATCTTGGACGTGTGCCAGCGTTTTCTGCTGAATCAGATGCTATGCGTGCCAACGATCCTATTGGATCTGCTGGCAACATTGGGCGAATGATACAACAACTTTACCAGCAACGCTTGTTAATTGAAGTAAGACGTTTGCAAGAACAATTCCCACCACGTACACACTACTCAAGTTAAAGGACAATAAATGACACGTTACTATTCAGCAACGGCGGTAGATAATACTGTAGCGGTGGGCATTACCAGCGGTTCTACAAGCGTTACTTTATCTACTACCCCAGTGGGTTATCCTACTAGCGGTAATCAATTTGTTCTTGCGTTAGATTACAACACGTCTAGTGAAGAATTAGTGTTAGTTACTTCTTATGTTGGGGCAGTGCTTACCATTCAACGTGCTTACAACGGCACTACCGCTCAGGCTCATAGCCCTGGCGCTGTAGCGAGACACGTCATTACGGCCCAAGATTTAACAGATGCCCAGAACCATTATGCGGCAACTACCTCAGTACATGGAATTACCGATACGTCGGTACTAGCAACACAATCATCAGCAGCAGATGTCGCTAACGTGGCATCATTTCTAAACATGGGAGCATAACAAATGGCAACAGCATATAAAATCCTAGGACAGTCGGCTCCTGCAAATACATCTAACGCTGACTTGTATACAGTACCATCGGCAACATCGGCTATTGTGTCAACAATCTCTATTACCAATACGACTGCAACCTCGGCTAACGCTACGGTTTATATCCGTAAGGCAGCGGCGGCTGCTGGCACAGGCAACGCCTTGGTATACACACAGGCAGTTCCTGCCTATAGCACCGTTACCTACACCAATGGTATTACCTTGGCAACAACAGATGTAATTACAGTCAACACAGCAACAGCAAGCGCTCTTACATTCCAAGCCTTCGGAAGCGAGTTGTCATAATATGTCAATTAAATATAATGGGGGTTATCTGCCCACTGCCCTTTCAACAGGCACAGTTACAAGCACTTCAGATTCTAGTTTTAATGGAGTCAGAGTGGGGCAGGGCAATTTAATTGCTAACAACAATACCGCTTTAGGAAATAACACTCTTGGTGCTTTGACAACTGGAGGTGGACAAAATACCGCAGTTGGACAATCTGCTGGACAATCTTTGACAAGCGGTTCTTATAATACTGCAATGGGTTTTGCTGCATTAGCCGCCGGAACAACTGCTTTTGGCGCAACTGCATTAGGTGTTTATGCTTTACAAAGTGCAACTTCTGGTTTTGGAACTGCTGTTGGATTACAGGCGGGTCAAAATACAACCACAGGTTCCGTTCAGGCTTTTGGTTATCTTGCTTGTCAATTAAATACAACTGGCACTGCTAATAATGCTTTTGGCAATCAAGCATCCCAAAACAATTTAACTGGCACAAATAACAACGCATTTGGCTCACTTGCTTTATTGAATAATACGGGAACTTCAAATAGTGGATTTGGTGATTCAGCAGGGTCATCAAATACAACTGGCGGCAATAACACATTCATTGGCTATAACGCTCAAGGCTCTAGTGCAACTGTTTCCAATACAATTACATTGGGTAATTCAGCAGTTACAACACTTCGTTGTAATACAACATCCATAACATCTCTTTCTGACCAACGCGATAAAACAGATATAAAACCATTGATTTTAGGACTTGATTTTATCAACGCGCTTAAGCCAGTTACTTTTGAATGGAATATGCGTGATGGTGGCAAAGTTGGCGTAAAAGATGCTGGTTTTATTGCACAAGATTTGGTGGCAGCCGAAGATGCGGTTGATGCTCACGATTACCTTCAATTGACATTCCGAGATAATCCTGAAAAGTTAGAAGCCTCTCAAGGCAGACTCATTCCAGTTTTGGTCAAGGCAATTCAAGATTTATCAGCAGAATTGGCTACACTAAAGGAGCAAATCAATGGAAATAATTGAAATTACCCCCGCTCAGCATATTCAATATGCTCACGCAAGCGTTGATGTAATCAATAACATCCTTGCATCAGGCTCGTTAGATTCAGATGCTAAAGAATCCTTGAAGCGCAATGCTGAGCATTTAGCGATAATTTGCGACAAAGATTATGCTCCTCAATTTTCAAGTGATATATCCATATTCCAATCGGCACTTGCTGCGGCTCAGGTAGCCCTTACCACACCACCTATAGTATAGGTGCTACAATAACTTTATGTTATTGGCAGTCCTAGGCTTTGTGTGCGGTATTGGCGTGGGTTATATTCACGGCAAGTACG